CGCCCCTTGTTTTGCTTCCTTACCTTTCAGCGTAGTCTTGAATTTCTCAACTTCTGTCCGTTGTCTTGCTGAGACTGACTCTCTTCTCGCTGTCTGTAGGTCGCCACTCAAATCTTTAATTTGTTGATTTTGTTGTTCTATCATTTGTTCCATCTGTGCAATCTGGTCTAATCTTTGTAGTACACCCTCTTTATCAAATACCTCAGTTTTCTTCAAGGCTTCTTGTCTATCAATCAAGCCTAATTGGAAAGCCTCAAGATAAATTTGCCATTCTGCCCATTTATTGCTAGGCATTGTAGAATTACCTACTATACGAATATCATATTCACCATACTGGATTTCATTAAGTGTCTCCATTATAGCACCACTTTTATCATCATACATCTTTTTATTCACAGTGTATTCGGTAATATCGTGGTTAGGGTTAACAAGATTAAATGTTTTTGTAAAATTATAATGTTTCTTAGCCATACTATAAACAACCTTGCCAAGACGTTTTAAACTTCCTTCAATATCTCTCAGTTTACTCTTACTACGTCTTTGCCCGAAATCTTCCATCTGCATTGTAGCACTTGCAGTTCTAGGTGCTTCGGCTGGGTTACCTTGTTGCATTTCATAGATACCCATATTTAAATCAATATATCTTTCTACTTGCTGAGGCAAGGACATTATTGAAGATGATATAGGTTGAGGGGACGGAAAGTGAGGTTCACCAAAGGATGCATCGTATTCGATAGTCGCATTAGGATTTGCCCAGTCTCTTTCGAGTTGTTCAATATCCGTCACCGAGCCTTGGGGTATAAGGAGTTTAAGACCAGCACTGGATTGAGCGTGTGCCGTGAGAAGTGAATGCATCTTATTAATGAACCTCTGCATTGTTTTGCCTTTCCTAACATCACTCATCGGGTATGGTGTGTTTGTCCAAATATTAGGTACAGGTACAATAGGGTACATTTCTGTATTTAGTACTCTTTCATATAAAACTAATTGTCCAACAGTGCAAGTTTCTTTAACTCGTGTCTGCATAACATCTACAAATTCAATATCACCAACATTTACCGCTGCTGCAAAAGCACCATTATCTTGCATTTGTTCCATCTGTTCCCATTCAACAATTTGTTCTTTTGGTGGCTTTTGACGTTTATCTAATATTCTAGCATACGGGACCTTGATTTTTGAATAATGATGTAATACTCTAAATTGGTCTTCATCTAATTTTGCATAGGAATCTTTAATCATATCTGGCGTTATTGCACCAGAAACATCCGTATTATTATCACTTGAAGGATAATCCTCATCTTTCCATTGTAATCCTTTATCAAGAAAATTAATCATTGGCTCATTAGACTCTTCATCCATAGGTTGACTTAACTGAGGATATAGCATCAATAATTGTTCTTTATTTAAGATGGTAGACATAATCATACCTGAACAATCATCAAAATATCTATGTCTTGTATCTGGAGAAACGTAAACACGGAATGGGTCAATATACCCAACCTTAACTTCTCCACGACCATAGTCAGCCTCTGGGTCTAAAAAGGCGTGAAAAAATCCAAGCCCTGTAATAGCATAATCGTGAACAACTTGTTTAAAAACTTCGTTACCATCTGATATATCCCATATGTATTCTAGGATTCCATTCCAGACATTTGCCATTTTGGAATCACTATCTTCTCTAGGGTATGCACGAAAACTAGGTGGTGCTGAGGTAATGATTGCTTTAAACTGCTCAATAGCAGAATACAACCTATCTACAACAACATCACTTTGATTCATCTCTGATAACGCTTGAGTTTCATCACTTGTCCAGTGATTGCCTAAATAGAAGTCTATATCGGAACGAGCCTTCTTTTCCCAGTCTACTCTAGAATCGGACCACTTGCGAAAAAGGTCTTGAATGTCCTTTGCCCTAGGGTCTGTTGGTATTCTATCCATTATACTCCATTAAATTAAATTGCGATAATATAAATAATAACTGCATATAAATGCAAGTTACATTCTAGTGCCAGTCATCCAGTTGTAAACCTTGCTAATTTTACGTTCTTTCTTAGCCTCTTTCTGTCTTCCTCCAGGCTTTTGAACTCCCTGTGTATACTGGGTAGCCAAGTAGAAAGCATCAATAGTATCATCGTGTGCCCCTTTAGGAAAGTCCATTAACTCATCCATAAATTCCAGCATATCCTTTTTTAAGTGTACAGCCTTCTGTCTGAATAATGGCTGCAAACCTTCAAACAGACGCACTTTCTTTTTTTGCGTATATCCCTTAATACCTTTTTCAATCCCAGGAAGAAACAATCCACGTTTCCTGCCTTCCCTCATAATGTAATCTCTTAGCATTTCTTGATAGGCAATAGTTTCAATATTGACTCTACGAAATGGTTGGTACTTTGTATATATTGAGAATATCTTTTCGGCACAGTCCATAGGGAGTACTTTCTCTCTCCAATACTCAATAACGTAGTAATCGTGTGTGTCAGAAACACCAACAACCATAATGACAGAATAATCGTTATGTTCACCAGTAGTCGAAGCAGGGTCGATACCCATAAACAAATTAACGAAAACATTTCCTTCATCAGTGGTAACGTACCACGAACCTTGTTCTTCATCCCATCGACAGACTCCATTGTAAATTGCATCTGATATATCCTCCTCAGAAAATACTTGGTCATCAGGGCTTCTTGCTTGGTTCATATACTCCTGATAGAACTTAGATGGAGTTCCAGAATCTACATAGAATTGTTTCCTTTCTTCTAATTTTTCAAGACTCCATCTGGATTTCCAAATTGGTTTCCCATCCTCAATAGCCTTTCTAGTGTACACTTCCCAAGAATAATTCTCTTTTGCTTTTTGAGCAGATTGATACCCTTTGACAATATTATTTAAAAAACTATCCCAGTGGACAACAGTGCCATTACACCATAAAAACCCACCCTTATCAAAATCAATAGCAGGGTAGACAGCAGCGGTTACCCAATTCTTCATATTAAGTCTAGCGTCTGGCGTCTTAGTATTTAACTCTGATTCAAAGTCATCTAAGACAATACCAGTATATCTAGTGCTATATTGTTTCTTTCCCCGAAGTCTCTGTGATGCTCCTTTTGCTATCATCCTGCATCCATTCTTCAGTATCAATTCATTCTTTGTCCACTTCTTACCTTCAAGGTCACCAAAATAATAATGAACCGCTGGATTGGTTTCTATATGATTTTGTATCCAGGCTACGTTATCTATTGCTTGGTCTTGAGCCTCTCCAACCCAGCATATAAACTCAGGCTCGGCATCGTGTTCATTAAACAAAAAGCGGTGTAAGATGGCAGTAGCAGCCAATGTAGATTTAGCGTGGTCCCTTGGCAGCACAAGTGCTAATTGTTGTATCTCTCTATCTATTAACAGTTTACCAACTTCATAGTGGAATCCTGGGGATGATGATGCTAGATAATCTTGTGGGGAAAATAACTTGCCAAATGTAATTAAATCATCGTGTGCAAGTTTCAGCATTGCCTCATTTTTAGAGACATTACCATTGGTATGTATATTAGCCATATTTTCTTTTCTGAGAAGTTTTCTTTTTACTTCTCTTTTTTCTGTTCTGCTTCTTCGTCTCTCTTAATTTTTTCGTTTTTTCCCATCTGTGTTTCCCTGGCATTACTGTCCTCCTTACAATCATCACACAACCCGTGTAAAGGTTGATTAATTGGTTTATCACATTCTATACAATGAAAAGGCATTGGCATTATTTAATCTCCCAACCTGCTACAGACCATCCACTATCACAGCCAACAAAGGCAGTCATCAATAGCCCAATTAAACAAAGCCACCCAAGTAAGAAAATCCAAGCAATAAATTCTTTTTTATTCACTTTTGTACGAATCTCTCACCATTTTTTATCTTACCCATCATTGTCGTTGTATTCCCATAAGGAACAATATCATCATCATCATAGCGACTTCTTGAATAAAAAGGTGCATTCATTCCAGCATCTTGGTAGTATATATTTTGTGGGTTTAATTTGTTAATCATATCTAGTATACCTGAGTGAGATTTTTTCTCATCATCAGTAATTGGATTATATATAAGACCCCCAGCGAAATTATTCTCTCCTGATTGATGAAGATAGTCAGTACTTTGAACAATACTTACATCTCCTGACTTGTCTTCAAATAAAAGATTATATGTATTTTCATTTATAAAAGCACCTTCAAGCGTATCTCCGTGTTTCCAGATATGACGCATCCTTTCAATAGAACTATCTTTTCTTTCGTCTGTCATTATTAAACCACCGCCTTCATCTGGCGTAAGCCACTTACCTTCTACAGATGGACCAAGCGGTATATAATCATCCGTTAAACCATAAGCCCCAGGTCTGGTTGGCATAAGAATACCTTCTTCACCTTCACCCATTTGAGGAACTTTATCAGTAGGGTTGCCTCCGTGCTGCCAGTCAAATAAATCATCATCATAAACTTTTGTTTTGTGCCATTTCTCTGCATACTTGGCTTCGGCTTTTCCATATATTTTATCAAACTCAGTCTGACCTTCTTTGCTTTTCAGCCATTTATCAACAGCCTTTGTTCCGTGTTCTTTTTCCATTGTATTTAACTTTGCTTGAAATATAGACTCTTTTTGTTTCCAAGCATCTGAAAGGACCTTCTCGCTATAATTCTCATACAACTCTTGTTTCTGAATACCTTGCTCTGTTACATCTTTACCGAGAGCAAGACCTATAGCCTGTGATAAACCTTGACGTTGTGCTACATCTGCGAACCTATCTACTTTTGAAGTTATTACATCCCAGAGAGTATTAGCCATAAAACACCATCCAAGCGCAGGTTGTGTTATAATGCTTATCTAGTTTATCTTCTTTGATAATTGCTTTTGCTTTATCCTTAACCCACTTCATCTTTCTCCAGAGAGAACGTCCTTTTTTATCCCTTGCCCTGAAACGAGTCATATTAACCCCTTTCATATAAGTTACTTTAGGAATAACTATATAATTCATTTCAGTATTTCAAAATGAACTAAGTCATCAAAGTTATTATCCTTAGTGGTACGTTGCCCCTTGAATTGAGAAGATGCATTCCAGTCTCCACCCCAGCGAATTTTTACTCCCATCTGCGATGCGATACCCAAAAGAAAGCCACCAAGATAATGAAAGTCATCTCTAGCATCCCAGTCTATAGGGTAAGGTGCAATATCTACCGCTAACCCCTGAACGTGCTTACCAAACTTAGTTTTTGATTTACCTTCTTCAACTAATTGGTTTTGTCTTTCTTGGGAACGTAATCCCTCAATTACAGTAATATCGAAGTATTTACATACCTCGTTTAAAACATTT